CTTTGATGAACAGGCAATGCAATCCCGCCTATATGATTGTCGATCATCATACCTATGTTCTGCGGAGTAGCTCTAATGATTAAAAGAAACACCGCCCACTTTACAAACTCCGCAACAGAGTCAACAGGTGGGGCGGTGGCGAATTGTTTATGATGTTATCCTCCGTCGGGTGACACCAGCGGCGAGCAACATCGCAATACGCTCTATGAGTATAGCCGATTTTTCGGCAGATTGCAAACGAAAGGAAAACAGGAAATGAAATATAAGATAATTGTCCCGCACTCAAAAGAGTGCTGCATGAATAATGAATGGAATCGTAAACACAACCCTGTGCCGTGGTGTGAAGTGTTGGATAAAAAACCCCACGACTGGCGAACGAGAGACGGCAAACTTGGTAAACACACCACTACAATTTGGCTCCGCTTTGTTTGCAGCGATACGTCATGCGGCGGCATTATCGCCGTACGTGGGGAAGATATATTAGCAGATGCCCCGACTGGCTTCAAGAAAGCCGCCCCGCAGCCCGCAGACAAGGCAGGCGGATCATGAGCGCAATGGATGATGTGCTGAAAAAATATGAGGCGGAAGATACGTTACCTAAGCGCGTCCTGATTGACGTGTCTGTACTACAGCAAGCCGCCGCCGAACTTGCCGCTCTCCGCACACGGCTTGAGCAAGCGGAAGGCGCGTTGCAAAAGATAAAATCAAAATCCGAGATGTGGCAAGCCGCAGCGCAATCTACCGCAGGCACTCATGCGGTTCCGCCGTGGTGGAATCTTGGCTACATTGCTGCAGCCGCGCTAAAGAAAAACGCACTCGCCGCGCCCGCCGCGGGGAAGGAGTAGAGATGAGAACCGATATTGAGCAGGCATTATATGATGCCAAAGAAGTTATGTCGTGGCTGGAAGATAACAACGAAGGTAATACCAATGTTGAGTTTGCTTTTACGCATGCCCAATTGCAAACCGTCATCTCTTATCTAGAGAAACATGCCGCGCTTGTAAGAAACTACAATCACTTACATAGTCTAGTGGCAGAAGCGCGCCTAATACAGCGTGCAGCGGACGTGGCTGTATGCCCCACGTGTGGGCTTGAACTCAGTAAAGACGGTATCTGCCCGCGCTGTTTTGGTCAGTATCCACCTCATGCGCCTTGGTGGATGAGTGAGGGAGAATACATCACGGACGGTTGGGCAAAAGTTAGTGCCTATTGTTCTCGGTGCGGGCAGAAAACCATGCAGGTCGTTCGTCCTGGGAACTTCCAGTGTGCCGCCTGCGATGACCGCCCCGCCGCTAATACGTAACCGTTAGAAAGCATCTGAGGAGTTTGTGTGCCCAAAAGAATACAACGTAAGCGCTCGAAAGGTTGGCGTATGCCTGAGGGTGTCGTGTATGTCGGTCGTCCTACAAAATGGGGTAATCCCTACAAGGTAGGCGAATTCGATTCGGGAATTGGTCGCGTAATGAGTTTACAGGATTGTTTGCGCCTTTATGAAATTGACAGTAATTCCAGAACCGATTTACTTGAACTGCGCGGAAAGGATTTAGCTTGCTGGTGTCCGTTAGGTCAGCCGTGTCACGCCGATGTTCTTCTACGGCTGGCCAACTGCTAGGTAGCCAGCCGTAGAACGTGACATAAATCATTCTAGTAATATGACATCACTTGCTGTAATCTATCTGCAATGATCGACGCGCCGATAGAATGAACGCATAAGGAGCCCAACCCGCCTATGACCTTGTAAACGAGTCCCCGCAGCCAACTGAACCGAAAGCCTAATGCCGTCTGGGTAGAGTAATCCGAGGCGGCTTTTTGCTACATCCAACCCGCTCCCGCCTGCGACCGAAACAGGCGTATAATCGCCCAATCGTTCCAATAGCAGTCGTTCCTGTGCAGGTCACAAGTGCGGGAGCAATTGCGCGTTTTATGCCACTGGTATCAAATCGTGTAATTCGGACAGGTTGCCAGCCGAACACGCCCACAGCTTTTTGACATTGCCCTCAGCGTCCGCCACAGTAAACGGCCGCATGGTGGCGCCGCACACTGAGCAAACCTTATGCGACTTGATTAGTTTGACGGGGAAGCCTGCCAGCTTGATCTTTAGTGCAATTGTATCCCGTTCCCGTTGCAGAGCAGCAATCGTTTCGTCCCGCTTCGCCTGTGCGTCCTGTAGCGCCTGGGTGAGCTGCTCTATTTCCGCGTTACCCGCCGCGTACGCTTCGTCAATCTCTTTTTCTATCGTTGCAATATCTTTCATAGTGTACCTTTCAGCTTACGTAAATCGACAGGTGGAATGTTACGTTGGTCGGGTTCGTGGCGAACGTCGGCGATACCCATTTCACTTCGACATAATCCGTGTTGACCACAGGGATGGATACCGACGCGGCTAAGTGTTGCGCGATGCCGTTACACAGCACGCCAGATGAAATTGTTGTGTCGGTGGTGTTATTCAGCCTGAGTGACATGGTAGATGTTTCGGCGCTGCCAAGCGTGCCAGCCACGCGTACCCATAAATGGATATAGGTGATCGTCCCATCGCGCGGGATGTATATTGCTGAGGCTGTCGCCGTGGAATGAAGCACGGACCCATACAGCGAGCCGATATAATATGTCGTTGCATCGGCTGGGGCGGAGGGGGAGCAGGTCGCATGGATAACATACCCGCCGCGCAAGTTTTGCACCGTCACTTTTTTGGTAACAGGCGCGGCGTCCAGATCCACAACGGGTAGAACGTCGGTGAGGGATATGGCAGTCTTGGCGGTGAGCCCAGTTGTTTTAGTTGCAGCCATACATATCTCCTACGGACGCGGCGCGGGTGTTCCGCACACTACCCGTAAACACGGAAAGACTCGAAAGTGGTGAATGTCATATTGTGGGTCAGGGAAGGGCGTGCGGCCTGTATTGTCTGCGGGGTGCCACTTGGCAAAGCCGCTGTCTACGGTCTGTGTCGGACTGGATGTTATTCTGCCGTCAACGTCGCGCGCCTGTACGATTTGCGGGACGAGCAGGGCGGCCACTAAAACCAAAACGAGTATTACAAAAATCTTTTTCATTGTGTGCCTTTCTAGCTTAGATCGAATGATGGATACCAAAATGCGTTCCATTCGCCGTCTTTGCCTGCGAATAGTTCAAACTCATAACCAAGCAAAACTCCCGTCTTGCTACTGAGCGCGTTCATGGACTCAGTAATGTATCCGGACGTGAACGGCTCGCACCACAAGAACGCGCACATGTTGAATTTGTCGCGGTTCGCCCACAGTTTCAATTTATCTGCATTTGTAAATGGCGTGTCGTATGGATTCAATATCAGATCCATTGTGTCGCGTCCGCCCGTGAACGTACTGACATCGTTGGCGTATTTCATATCCACCGAAATTCGGCTGGTGCCATACTGCGAGCCTGGTGAGCGGTCATCCACAACCTTGACCGTATCATTGAACCGAATGGCCTTGCCACGCACCTGACAGACGATGGATGCGCCGCCTGTGTAGAAGTCTGTCCCGCCCGTATTGGCGATGGTGATCTCCGCCTCAGCCGCGCCGAAAACTACAGTCATGGTCATATTGGCGGTCAGGTTCGCACCCGTCCCGTCTGCGTTGGCAAACGCCGCGAAGTCTGTACCTGAAACAGGCGTCACGAACGCCGTGCCTTTGACGGAGTTACCGCCCGTCGGGTCGTTGTATTGCCCGCGGACAGTGAAATCCAATCCTGCCGCCACCTTGCGAGCGTCGGTCAATTTCCACAGCACGGTAGTCGCGGCCGTGTCCACCTCGCGCGGGTAGAAGGTGATGGTGCCGTGGTTGTAGAAAACCTTGCCGTAACTAAATTCGCTGCCCTCCATAATGTCCCCCTCATCAAACGCCATGTTTTGCACTTCATCCAGCAGGAGGTAATCTGTCCCGCCCGTCTCGAGCAGCAATTGGTCGCCCGTTTCTAAAAGTAACGCGCCACACTCTGACGTTGTTAGAGGAACGTCACTCGAATAGCTACCAGACGAGCCGCGCGCGTACTGGAATGTCTCTCCGCCGAATAGGTCACCCTTTACGAAAATGGGGCTTAGCGCGCTCAAGGCGATCTTGTTGAATTCTCCCAGCACGGTTGTATTTGAATTCGCCGCGTCGAACACTGTTGGAAATATCGTTCCGCCAGTTTGCAGGCTTGACCTGAGCACACCAGGGGATGCGTGTCCAAGAACCGTTTTTGGTCCGCTAGGTATACTGATGGCGTCGATTTCATCCAGTAATACCTGAACGGCCTGATAAGGATACAGGTTCGTCCATAACTGCAAAAGGTCCAACTGGATGTCAGTTGCCGTCTGCATGAAATCATGGCAGGTAACCTCCACGCGGCGCTCGCCCTTTGTGCCGGGCATTACCTTGATACCGTCCCTGTCAATCCGACCATACCACTTGTAATACGGCTGCCATGAGTCATACGCGAGCGACAGGCGCACAAATAAACCCGTATCCCAACTGGTCAGCGTGTTGGCGTGACCCAGGGAGTAGTACCCTGCCTTTCCCGCGCTGTTGGTGCTGCTGTTATCCAGGCTGAACACAAGCGACCCAGGCATAGCAATAAGCGCAATTGGACCCGCTCCCGGTATCCCTCTGCTGCCTTTCGGGTGCGGGTCTTTCAGCACATCGGCGGTCAGGTCAAACCAGCCCGCGTGGTTGATACCGTACACCTCGAATTTTACGTAGTCAAATCGTTCCATTAGCTATTTAAACTCGCAATGAAAATGTCATTACCCAGCGTTTCACTCGCGCCCGGCAGCTTATTCAATATCTTTGAAAGTGTGTCGTTGATCTGTTTTAGTGATGCGTTGTTTTGTACCGTTGCGCTGACCGTCGCGGCGGCAGATTGACCGATGGCACCCGACACACTCGCGCTTACGTCCGCGGCTACATTGCCGCTGATTTGGTCGGCGGCTTTGTCGGGGGCTGTTGCAGATGCGCTACCACCTGGTTTCTTTTTATGGATCTTGTTTATAGAGCCTGTGCTGATGGGAATATCGCCAGAGCCGCCAACGAAATAGTTATGTTTCGCGCCGTCCAGTACGCCCATCTCTTTCAGCCGCCTGGTATCCTTCGCGTCGTAAATCTTGCCGTCTGGCCCGATAGCTTCGGTGAACTGCGTAAACCCGCCGCCCGGAGCATCGCCCAGGATGTTCCAGCCGTCGCTCATATGCCCGCCTGACCAATGGTTGATCGCGCCAGGTGCGAATTCCTGGTTGCCCGCGTTGTTCTCCTGTCCTGCGCCCGGGCCTGATACGCTGCCGCGCGAGGGCATCCGTGGAACGCTGCCATGTACCGAGATGTTGAATAAATAATCCCACGATGTACCCGAGGCGGGCATACCGTTTAGTCCAGACTTGAGCGCGGACACTGGCCCGACTGCATCCTTACTAACCGCCTCGCCTAATGTCGCGGCGCTGTCTGCCAGTACACCGAATTCGCCAGCCGTATCCACTGAGCGTTTGCCAGTGTGATAAACGTTGTCACCGAGGTTGTCTATTGGTTTACTGGATTCCTGTGCGCCCTGTGCGATGTTCTTTAGTTGCTGCTCGAATACTTCCATGTTGCCAGTTGCGGCGAATTGATTAATGGCGGCGTTGGTGCTATCTGCGACTGCCTTCTGCTTTTCATCCACAAGGCCGTATGTGTAGGCAAGGTCAGTCAAGACTGACGTGGCTTTCTCTGCAAGTTCGGGATGGTTCTGGACTTCGTTCAGTATCGCCTGCTGTTGGATATTGAAGATGATGGAATTGGCGCGCTTGTTGTATGCTTCGGTTTCGGCGTCGATCTGTGCCTGAATCCCCATCTTATCTTCTTTGCTTTTCGCCTCTGCAAGCTGCTTGGAGTATTCCGCGATTTTCTGGTTGTAGTCATCCTGCGCGGGCCCAAGTTCGCCGTCGATAAGATTGCCGAGGTCATCCATTGACGTGTTGAAATCTTTTAGAACCGCGTCATTGTCTATTACTGCCTGCGTTGTGCCTTTGAGTGCCTTTTCCCAGGCTTCGCCATACAGCGCGGCGCGGGTGTATTCGTCTGAGACTTCCTTTACCCTACCTGCGTTGCGCTGTAATATCCCGTTGACTTCGTTGGTTGTGTTGCCGTAAGCCAGTAGAGTTTCTTTCGCGTGTTCCTGCGATTCTGACACGTCAAGGAAACTTGTCACGGCTGAAACTTTCCAGCCCATGATGGTATCTTGCATGTTGTCGATCGCAAGGCGGTAGCGTTCGGTTTCCTTTATTTGCTGGTCGGTCAGGATCAAGTTTGCATTGACTGCCTTGCTTTGCTCCATCAGCGCCGAACCGCCCTGCTTTAAGACATTGACCCACTGCAAGCCGCCGCGCCCCAGGTTCTTCAAGATGAATTCGTTTTGCTGCATGGGGTCATTGATGGCGTTGTACTGGTCGCTGAGTTGTGCAAGCGTTTCAATAGTCGGCGTCAACCCCGCCTTCGTCATGAAACGAGTTGCCGCGGTCACGTCCTGCGCGGTCAGTTCGTAGTCGTCCAGCACCTGCAACAGGCGGCTCGAAGCCTCCGCGCCTGTGCCTGACACAGCGGCCAAGTCTCTGACCTCGCGGGCGTATTTCATCGTTTCGTCGGATGCGTTTTTGATGAGCGCCGCAGCGCCAGCTACCGCGCCGCCAATGGACAGGAATGAGGCAACAGAAGATAACCCGACCTGACTGAACCCGCTCTTGAGCTGCTCAAGACCACCCTTGACTTTCTTTGAGCCTTTCTCGAACGGTTCGGTTTGTGCTCCAATTTCCGCAAATAAACTCGCGACCTTAGTAGCCATTCGTTACCATGTCCTTGATTTCAGTTTGCCGTCACGGATTGCAAAGAATTCTTTCCAATCCTTTTCGCTCAGCGCGTCGACCGTTTCCAACGTCCAGCCTGTTCGGAATACGATCATCCAGCGTTCTTCCTCGGGCGTTGCGTGCGGGATTAATCTCATCCCTGCAAGGTAGACGCGCTTACTCAGTTTTTTTCTGTTTCTTTCTCATCGACAGTTTGGGTGGGTGCGAAGTATGACCTGCGCATTGCCACGGCAAACCGCTTCCAATCGTCGTGGATAAATTCGTTGATCGCATCCAGTGTCAGCCCGCAGACTTTCACAAAGAAAGCGCTTTCTTCCTCTGCGGTCATCTTGTCGGCATAGAACTGGATACAATCCTTGTGTTTGACTTTAGACCAGTCGAAGGTGATCTCTTTTCCATCTAGAACTAAATTAGCCATGTGTCACTCGCTTTCGGTCTAGTACGCGCCGTCTGTGTAGTTGTTCAACACAGCGCCAGCGCCAGTAAAGCCGCATGTGATCGTCACTGCGTCGGCATACGGCATGTCGAAGGACGCGCCGTCACAGTAGGCGGGCAGGGTGATCTTGCGTTTCCCTACCGCGGTTCCTTCGGGTCCACAGATGAGCGTGCCAGCCTGCCCAGGGACAAGCCCGGCAACCAGCGCCGTGCCTGCCGTCTGTGCGACCAGCGTCACATTTGCGGTTGCATCTTTGAGCGCGGTCAAGCGCCCTTTTTGTGTGTCTGAGCCCGCGCTGACCTCGACATAGTCAATCGAGGGCGACCAAGTAAACGTGCGGTAGTCGCCTGCGAGGTTATAAGTCCCTGCGCTCGTTGTCCATGTCAGGATCATTGTTGGCCCTGCTAAAAATTCAGCCATTGTTAATTCTCCTATTATTTATTGACTAATCTATTACATCGCGATACAATTGTTTGTATGAAACAAAAACAATGTTCCAAGTGCCACGTTCTCAAAGATGCCTCTAATTTTGGTAGAGATAGAAAGATGCGCGACGGCTTGAAAAGCTGGTGCAATGCTTGTAATGCAACCGCAACAAAGGCTTACCAGAAAGCGCACCCAGACCGAATCCGCGCCACTGCTTTGGCTTACAAGAAAAGCCATCCTGAAAAAATAAAACAGTGGGCGAAAACAACTCGCCTTAATCATCTTGAGGAAAAGCGTGCAATTGATCGCCAATACGCCGCCGCCCATAGAGAAGAATTTAGGCAGCGGGCAGCAGCTTGGTATGCTGCCAACAAAGAAAGAGCGGCTAAAACAAATCGCGCATATCGAGAGAAATTTTCCGAAACCATAAGACGAATTAAATCTGCTTACGATAAGTCTCACAGAATCGAAAATAATATGCGGGAGCAGAAACGTAAAGCTAAGAAAAGAGGAAACGGCGGAACATACACCAAAGTTGAATTTATTCAACTCTGCCAAAAATACGGCAATAGGTGCTTGATGTGCCAAAGGGACGATGTAAAACTTACTGCTGATCATGTTGTACCAATTTTCTTAGGTGGCTCCAATTACATAGAAAACATTCAACCGCTTTGTGTGTCTTGTAATTCCAAAAAACACACAACAATATTAGATTTACGCTAAGTCTTCTCTGCCATAAATCTAAACATGCCGCCAGCCATCCACACCTGACGGCCGCTTGGCTCATTTTGCACGGTTTCCAAGTCTGTCTCTCTAGCCAGCCAAAGGTCAGTCCATCCACTGACGGTTAGCGGGTTGAGATGCAGAGCCGTGTCAATCTGAGCGTCAATACTGCCCGCTTGTGCGGCGCTACTGCCTGAGTAAGCCCGCACGAATAACACAAGGTTTTTTACACGGTGGCGTGTCTGGTTTAGGTCGCCGCCACCTTGAATATTGAAAACGCAATAGGGAAGCGTCGCGCCCTCGGGTGCTTGCAGGTGGTAGATTGAAGTCGTACCCGCAAGCAGGGAGGTAAGCCCGCTTGTCGTTTGTAGTCTGGTATATAAAGCCGTGTCTAATTCGTTCATGTTATAATGTGTCCAGCACGAGCCGACGCTCCGTTTAATTTAATCGGAGGCCAGCAAGTGTAGAAAGCATGGACGCGCCCAGCCATAAGGCTGCAAGCGGAGTACCATGCTTTTGCTTTCATTTGAACAACTCCGCGAAAGCATCCTGAAAGGGTTGCGTGTTGTTTTCCAGCGCAGGCACAAGCGACGGACGCGCCGCCATTTTGTTAGTTCCGAGTTCAACAAACACCCCGTAATCCGTTCCGTCTTGCGCCGTGAATGTCATATCATCTGTCATCCCCGATTCAGATGTAATTGAATTGCGATAGTTGCCAGTATCAACAGGCACATCGGCCGCCCATTCACTAGCAACTTTCAACCCATAAGCGTTCACGATCTTCGCCGCTTTCGGTTTCATCTCTGCCGTGATCTTGTCCAGGATGGACGTATCCAGCTTGATACCGCCGACGTTTTGAGCCATTAGATTCGCTCCAATGTCACGCGCTTGACTGCAATCCATGATTGATCAGAATTCGGCGGAGCCGTGACTGCATACGTCACGCCGCCATGTACCACGCGGTTCGCTTCGGTGATTGTCGTATCGTAGGGGAGGGATAACATCGTTCTGACATACGGCTGCAATGCTCCGCCTATCACCGTTTCCATGCCGCTGATGACATCCAGCCGACAGGAGGCGGAGGCCGTGCCGAACGTTTCTGTTTGCCCGCCCATGCCGTCAGGCGTGCGCGTGACGGTGATAATAGAGCAGGTATCGGGTAGAAGCTCCCCAATCGCGCTACGCATCGCTGAGAGCATCGTGGAGTCAATGGCGGTCACGGAATATCACTCCGGAACATTTGCACAGTTTCCACGGCGTTCGCAGACTTGCCCTCGAAATACTCCGCCATCTCAAGGCAATGTTTGTACACCTGCGAACGGCTTATTGAGTGGTTGTCTGTGGAGAAATCAAACGAGTTGGCGTAGTGACTGGCTTTGCGCCGCCATATCTCCGCGGCTGCTGCTTCGAGGTCATAACTGCGACCCGTCAGATAATAGACAGAGCTGCGCTGGTCGCTGCCAAATTGGATCTGTCCGCGGCGATAATCGGGGGTATAAGACGCTGTACCCACTTGCGCGCCTGTCGAGTCCTGAACGTAGAATATCGCCGTGCCGCCTGTGGTCGCTTCGTAGTAGCCATTGCCTGAGCGATAATCCGTGTAAGACAATGAACCCGCTGCGACCTGATAGGGGTACATCTGCAACTGTTCAAAAACGATGTCTTTGCGGTTTACATCTAAGACGTCTTGTAGATGATCGTCGCTCCAAAACGAGGACGCACCAAGCGAATAGTCGGCTGTGCCTGCTTCCGACATGCTACGAAGTTCGGTAATAAGATTTGATAATCCAGCTCTAGCCATGCTTCACCTCACGCGGACCCTGTGCGTCATCAGATGCTCTCTTTGGGGAGATAATGCCATTCTTTTCCAGTTCAGTCTTATACAAGCGCGGCGCGATGTAATCTATCAAGATTTCATTTAGACGGCAGGTGAACTTTTCGCGGTCGACGATGTCCACGTGCATCGCGTCGGCTACAATGTCAACCAGTTCAAGCGGTTTCTTTGGTGCCATGTTTCTCCAATTCCGCGAGCGCCTGTTTCATCAGCCCGTAACGCTGCTCTGCATTGCCCGCGCCGTGAAAACCAAGCACTACCGCGTCAGGTACCATACTCACGTTAATCGTCGCGTTCCACTTGTCCGAGAGGGTGACAACCGTCTTGCTTTCCATCGCCATACGGTTAAATACCCCCTGTTCTTTCCACCCGTCTTTCGGCAACGAATAAGACGCGAGCCACTCGGTAACAAAACCCCTTACAGGCTCCGAGTTATCAAGGTACAACACGCCGACATTCCAGTGATTGAGTTGCGGTATCCTGTGCCAGCATGCGCCGATGTGGTTTGCCTGGACAGCGTCGCGCAGGTCGGTATCCATATCTGAAATCATGGCGTCAGCATCCAGCCACACAATGTACTGATAGCCCGCTTCCATCGCTTTTTGTATCAGGTCAATCTTGACCCAGCCGCCATGTTCGACAGGCCAACGCGGATCGTCGTAGCACTCGCACCAGTAGTCGAAATCATAAGCCTTGCAATACGCTTCGTTGCGCGCGCGGGTGAGATTGAGCATCGGCTCAAATTCGCCTTTGTAGGCATGTTGGATGAGGATGGCGTTATTCATAGTGCCCTCAGCATCGCCAGATTTTGAGCCAGCACAGTAGACACAGGCGCGGCGGCTATCTTTTCTTCAATGTGTTTCAAGGTCGGCAGCCAGTAATTCTCTGTCACGTTATCAGCGCCGTACTCCTGCGCGGCTTCGGTCGCCCACTTTCGGTACCGTTCTACGCCGCGATTGCGGTATGCGCGTTCCAGCTTTTCGGCGATGGCCGCGGGACGGGGGACATACTGGAAGGCAAGATTAGGGGTGAACACCAAATCCGCGTCCGCTTTGTCTACCTTATAGCCGCTGAAACATAGTTCACTCATTGCCGTCCAATCGCCAGTGATAACAGGCACGCCGCAGGCTTGCGCTTCGATAAGTGGAATTCCAAAGCCTTCGCCCATCGTTACCAGCAAATGCACGTCCATTGTGTTATATAGTTTCGCCATCATCGGCGCGTCGTAACCCAGCGCGAGCCCGTACTGGTCAGCAAAGATAACGTCACACTTGGACAGGTCATCCTGCCCAAAAGCGTAGCCGTAGGTCAAGCCGATAGCCTTGCAGAACGCGGGCAAGTCAATCGTTTCGTAGCCGTTGCGGACACCATCCAGCATGTGAAGATACAGGACGCAATCGCCGTATTTCTTCTGCAGCGCCGCAAATGCCATGATGTTCTGGTGCTGCGCTTTGCGTAGTCCTTTGTTGGCTGCGACCATGCCGACGATAAACTTATCCTTCGGCATTTTCATTTCTTCAATGCACGCCGCGCGGTCTAGTGGTTTGAACACGCTGGTATCCACGCCGCAGGGGACGTATGAGTATTCAATGCCTGTCTTATCCATTTCAGCGCTTGCGTGTTTGCTCATGGTGATCGGGTGAAATGCGTATTTCAGTTTGTCGAACACGGGCGGCGGGATGGTCACGTGATCCACAGGCATCCAGGGTATCCACTTTGTACCCATCAGCGCCTCAGGTTCCATTACTTGAATATCGAACATCGAAATGAGCGCGTCGGCCTTCCACGTTACCGAGTGGCTATGCAGGATGTCCATTGCCCACGGGTGGAACGATTTACCGAACACCTGCACGCCATTCCACATGATCGGCGTCCCTTCGTGTCCGTAGTTTGCAATGACAGCGACAGGATGACCTGCCGCATTTATGCGAGGGGTAAAGAGTGCCGTTTGCTGCCCATATCCATACGCCGTCCATGGACTATTTGCGATCCAACAAAGCCGCATGTATTACAACTTTCTGTAAAGCGGGAGGGCTTACACCCTCCCGCCTACGATATTACTTTCCGAACTTGTACGTAATTGCAACTTCCGTCACAGTTACAGTCGTTCCTGTGTTGTCCTCTTTCACGGCGAGGTATTTACCTTCCGCGAGATAAGGGGCTGTGGCTGAAACCGACATAGCGACTGGGGTCTTGGCTGTGTAAGCCGTGCCGCCGTAGCTTGCCAATGTTCCGCCGTTGGTGGTCGTGCCAGCGGTCCCTGCGTCGATCAGGTACAGGCCAGCCGTGCCAGCGGTCAGGGTTGTGACCTGCGCGCCGAGGATGGTGATGCC